TACTATCTAAGGGTACTGTTAACTTTGAAAGTGTTGAAATTGCCATTCTATATGCTCCTATTACTTTTATTTATCCGTTTATAGTCCTGCTATTTCTCCAGTATTTTTAAGCCTTAATGGAATGTATATAAACTCCACAGCTTTTACTGGTTCTATCGCAATATCTACATAAAGTTCATTTCTATCAATTCTAGATGGTGTGTTATTTGATTCATCACACACAACTAAGAAGTCATATAATGCTCTTTGTGAAACAAGCTCTAACATTAAACTATCTACTTGTGCCTTAATTTCATCACGTGTAATCTTATCATTTGGTTCAAAGATATAAGGTTTAGCTAGTTTCTTAAGTTGTGATCTTAAGTAAATTACTAAACGTGCTACGTTGATTCTATCTAAAGCACTTGCGTTTCTTGCTCTAGTTTTTTGACCGAAGTTTACTAATCCAGCTCCTGTTAGGAATGTAATTGGATTAATGTTTAAGGAATACAATGTATCTCTTTGTCCTTCGTTCAATGCTATTGATTTAAATTCACCTTCAGAGTCAACAAATCCTGCCGCACTAGCATTTGTGATGCCACCACGTCTTGTACCTGCTGGAGCAAACCATGGAAACGATACTTGATCACTTAATGCGAAAGTTCTCATTATAGCATGACTTGGTGGAACAACAACATTATTTCCGGCATTGTCACTTGTGAATAAGCTAGGATAAAATACTCCTAAATATTCATCTCTTGAAACAAGTCCATCGTCGTTATCTTCAACAGCAAGAGCAGTATTATTACCCCAGTTGTTTAAAGTTGTTCCATCTGATTTTAATCTAAACGGTGAGTCACCAATAATAAACGCTGTTAAGCCTCTATCATTGTTTAGTGAAATCATTTCACCAATTAGTTCAGGATAACCTGGAGTAGCCATTACGTTGAATAGTCTTGATTCATCGTCTCTAATCTCTTGGTTACTATTAACTAGTGATTGTAATGCTTGTATTACAACTTTACGCTGTGCCTTACGACCAAAGCTACCTTTACCGTTTGGTTGGTTAGCTGACTCAGTCACCCATCTATGTGGATAATAAGTAGACATGCTTTCGTCACCTTTTCTAGTGTTTTTAGCTGTAAGATCTACATAATTTCTAACAAATTTCTTAACGTTAAATCCAGAACGTCTTAAGTTCCATAGCAACATACCTTTTGGATATAATGCTGGATCTGGAGCATCAAAGTCTAAAAAGTCACTTACTAATAGTTCTTTAATAGTACCTTTTGGTGCTTCCCCGTTTGTTCCGTTAGTTCCACCACTGATACCAAATCTAGCATCAGCAAATAAAATACCATCTTCTGTAGTTTGGTCACCTTCATCTACTGTTAACCATTTTTGAAGATCAGCATTGTATTTGTAAACTTCTGGATAGCTTTCTAAATCAGCTGTCGAAATCCATAAGTCTCCTGTAACTAGTGGTGTAGTGTCTGATTGCTGTGTTGGCTCTGTAGCACTTACAATTGGTCCTTCTGGATCAGTTGAAGCATAAACATTTTGATATCCTCTAAATGTAGTTCCATCATGTACCATTATGTCAACTTCGTCAACAATTGAACTATACCATAATCTACCATCAGTTGTTAATGATGTTGGAGCATTTGGTCCAGCGTTGTAAGTTAAGATTTTCCAATTTGAAGCATGGAAATCAAAAGCACTATCACCAGTTGGTGCTGTGTAAAGATTTGCTGTTCCTAACTTCGTGCTATAGTCGTAAGCACTAAAGCCAGCGTTAGCAAAAGCACTATCTGTATCTTTAATACGCATTTCGCCGCCATCGTTGTGTGAGATAACAAGTCTGTTACTTGCGTCTACACTTGCCTGTATGTTGGTAAATCCGTGTGCGTTAATTGCTGAAGCAAACAAGTCAGCATCTGCTGGAGCACCTGTTGCTGTAAATGCCAAAGCTACACCTGCGTCTAAAGCCGCTTGTCCTACTTTACTTTCTCCTAGTGTAAAGTTGTAAGTTCCTACCGCAAATGTACTTGCTGTAATAGCACTTGAAGTAATAGTAGTTGATCCTGAAACATTTCTAGCAAAAATTGTAAAATCAAATTCTTCATTTTCTGCTAGTGTTGTATGTGCTTGAATGTATGTAGCACCCACCGCAAGATTTATACCACCACCTGCTTTATCTAAATTGAATAAAGCCGCTTCATGTGTTTTGTAAACTGGAGCAGATTGATCTACCCAAAGTTTAGTTGTAGTGTTGTATACTTTAACTTTGTAATTAGCACCCAAGTTAGCATCTGTAGTTTTAAACCAAACAGAACCTGAAGGTCTTGTTTTTGTGTCTGCAGTCTTGAACGCTGGAACAGCCGTATGTGGAGCAATTTCTAACGCAGGAGCATAGTAAGTTCCTGCTGTGATACCTAAGTCAGCTAACAATGAACCAGTTTGTCCAGCCGCAATGGAAATGGCGCCATCGTCGTCTGTTGAACCGTCAGTTGTTGAGCTTCCGTCACTGTAGATATTAAGTTTGCCGTCTACACTTTTTGCTGATACACCTGTGATTGCCGCAGTAGTAATAGCAGTTACCATGTTAGCAACAGATGTTCCTGAAAGTGTTACAGTAGTTCCGTTAATTATAATTGTTTGTCCGTTAGTTAAAGTTGGATTAGCAGTTGATCCTTCAATTGTTGGCCAACTCTTTACCCAATCAGATGAACCAACTTTTACCCAAGCACCATCAGTATTTTTGTAGTATACTTTGTTGCTTGTAGTTGTAGTTACAACAGCGTAGTCGCCTACCTGTCCTACTGAACCTTTTGGTATTCCCGTATTTTGTTCACCTACTAAATTTGTTTTTGATGTTATTACTGTTGGAACTTTGTTAGTAAATGACTGTCCACCTGTTACAGTTACAGCATTTCCGTTCCATTCAAAAATTCCATATTTTGTTAAAGCAGTATCAAACCAAAATGTTCCGTTTGATGGAGCCGCCGCCGGAGCAGTAGCACTTGGCTGAATCTCATTTAGGTCTATGTCTGCTCTCGTAACAAAAGCTCTGTTTGCTACACCTAAGAAAGAATAAGCCGCTTGTAAACCATATTCGTTTAATTCGCCGCCGTTTATAGGGTTATTGTTGTTATCTGTTTCAAAGACTGGATCTCCGAACTTATCGGATAAGTCTCTTTGTGATGTAATTAGTTGTGGTATTCCAGCGTTAGCTTTTGTAGTTCCACTGGCTGTACCTGTCCCTGCCGCGTTTGTTTTATCCTGTCTAGATACCACAAACACCATAGGAGTCATTCCCGGTTCAGCTGGGGTGTAAAAACTTTCGTCTATAACACTAACATTTACACCTGGTGATATTAATGATGCCATTTTGTTCTCCTGTATATCAACTGTTGTATGTATTTAGTCATCTTAATAAAAATATACCGAGAAATAACTTAATAAAAGGGGGCAAAAAGGGATGGTAAATACAGTATGCGTCCTTTATGTCTATATTGTAATCAAAGACCAGCCGCGGTTAACTACAAGAAAGCTGGTAAAACATATTATAGAAAACAATGTGAATCATGTCTTCATAACGGCAAAGGACATGGTATACCTACCTGGTACAAAGCAGGATATAGAATGAAGAGTGAATGCGACAAGTGTGGCTTCAAAGGACATGCTGAACAGTTTAATGTTTACCATATTGATGGTAATTTAACTAATACACACTTTAACAATTTAAAAACAATATGTGCTAATTGCCAGAGGCTTTTGCAGAAGAAAGGCGTAAAGTGGAAGCAAGGCGACCTCGTACCTGATTTTTAAGATCATCAATAGTACCTTCATTATAAATGTTATGTTCAAAGGCTACTTTTGCCCAGCGCCATTCACTTGGATGCACGTCTGTTGGTTCTATGTCTAAATCAACATATTGCCTAAACCATAACGGATCAGGCCCACGTTTAACACACCATACTTTTCCGCCCATAGCTTGTATAATTTCAGCTTCGTTATTAAATCTTACATCAGGAATCACAAAATTTTTATCAGGATTTTCTAATATTTTCTTCCTTACAAAACTTACCCATACACCGTCAAAAAACCCATTACGCATACAATCAGTTCCGAACTCTTGTAACACTAATCTTGGAGTAATTCTACGTCCTGTTTCTTTAGTCCAAAAGTCATCTTCTTGCTCTCGCCAGGATCTGCTTTCTGGTGTTTCACCTTCTAGCATTTGCCTATCCCAGTCAAACATCGTAGACACGGCGTCTTTCAGCTTGTCAGCAAAACTTATTTTTACAAATTTGTGATCATCTACAAGGATATCAGCGACAGTACCTTTACCACTTCCAATGAGTCCACATAAACCAATTATCATAGTGAGTCCTTACGTAATAGTAGTTATTGTAACGTAAAAGTTTTAGATTGTCAAGTGGAATTTAACCAATTGTAAAGCTATATCCTGCGCCGCCACCTACTTGAGTGGCTACTTCTGCTTCTAGCTTTTCAATTTCTGATTGTGCTTCTGTCTTTAAGGCATCTCCGTTCATGGAAGATCCGCCCTGTGGACCAGCAATAGTGGCAAACTTACTACGTGCTTCACCTAGCATGTACTTACACTTTGCGAGTGTATAATCTTTTATCCACTGTTGAGCCAGGTAATCTTCTAGCAACTCAAAGTCTGGTCTGTAATTATATGCGTAAAGAAGTATTTCTTCATCTGCTCTTGGACGTTGTAAAATAGTCAATTTCTTGGTAACAGTATTCCATTTAAATTCTATGAATGATCCAAACATTCTTCCAACTAATTCTTGGAATCCGGCAAATGCATTGTAGGTTGCTAATCCGCCCATGTTAGAACTTGCTAACAAGTAGGTATTGGTGTATGCTAAATTAAATGGTTCAAATAACGTACCTCCATCTCCTCCGCCTGATCTACTACCTATACTTCTTCTGAACACTTGTCTAACTTCAATTACTTCTTGCGGTAATGTATAATCATTTTGATCTATAACAAGTGGTAAAAACATGTAGGATTCTTCAACTGAATTATCTGATCTTTGTCTAAATTTAGATAGAGCCGCTGTAAGGGCAGTTTCGTAATGATCCGGATCTAATTCAACATCTATCATGCCTCCGCCTAAATTAAGCTCAACATACTTGAATACTTCTTGTTTTTTAGTTTTTAAATTAGTTGCCATATTCGTTCCTTGCTACAGTATTTATGCTCTGATAAATAGTTATGTTATGCCAAGACTCAGTTTATATAAACCCGAAAAGGGAAAAGATTATCAGTTTTTAGACAAGAACATTGAAGAGATGTTTACTATTGGTGGTACAGACGTATTTGTACACAAGTATTTAGGCCCTAAAAATCCTGCTACAGGAGAAGCTACAGCAGGTACTCCAACATATGATGCGGTAAAAGAAACCAATATACAGGACATGATTTTTCTAGAAAATAGAGACAGAAAATATGATCCAAATGTATATACAATTAGAGGCATTTATAATGTTGCTGATATAGATTTTGATTTATCACAGTTTGGTTTATTTTTATCACAAGATATTGTCTTTATGACTGTACCTATTAATTATACAGTAAACGCATTAGGCAGAAAGATAATGTCAGGTGATGTCATAGAATTACCACATTTAAAAGATCCACATGCTCTAAATGATTTTGATCTAGCACTTAAAAGATTCTATGTAGTTGAAGATGTAAACAGAGCAAGTGAAGGATTTACACAAACTTGGTATCCACATTTGTATAGATTAAAACTAAAACAGATAGTGGATTCACAAGAATACAAAGATATACTTGATGCTAAAGCAGAAGAAGGCAGTGACAAAACACTTAGAGATTTACTGTCAACTTATAATACAGAAAAAGAAATAAATGATGCTGTTGTTAAACAAGCAGAAGCAGACTCAGGTAAGTCTGGTTATGAAACAAGTCATTTATATACCCTTCAAGTTGATGAAAAAGGTGTAACAGAACTTGTAACAACAGATACAAGCACACTAGATGCTAGTACACAAAATGAATTAGCAGATAGAATACACCAAACACCAGAAAGAGAAGGTTACGAAGGTTATTTAATAGGAGACGGAATAGCACCAAACGGAGAAGCATTTGGTAGCGGGATAGGATTTCCTACCGGGAGCGTCACTGGAGATTACTTTTTAAGGACAGATTTATTTCCTAATAGATTATTTAGATATGATGGGCAAAGGTGGGTAAAAATGGAAGATAATATTAGAGTTAACCTAAGCAATACTGATACTAAACAAACACAGAGAACTTCGTTTGTTAATAACACAGCTACTTCAAGCATAGGCGGCGAAACCGTAAAAGAAAGACAGAGCCTAGCAGATGCTTTAAAAGCTAAACCGGACAACGAATAATGCAACATTTTTATGATGGACAAATTAGAAGATATATTACTCAGCTAATAAGACTGTTTAGTAATTTCAAGTACAAAGACGGTGAAGGTAAAGAAGTACAAGTGCCTGTTATGTATGGAGATATGACAAGGCAGGTTGCCAACATAATCAGAGACAATAGTGAAAATAAAATACCTTCTGCTCCTAGAATGGCTGTATATATTACTGGGTTAGAACAAGATAGAACTAGGACAGCAGATTCAAGTTATACAAGCAAAGTTCATATTAGAGAAAGAGCTTACGATGAAAATAATAAAGAATACCTAAACACCCAAGGAAAAAATTATACTGTAGAAAGAATAATGCCGTCGCCCTATACATTATCTGTGAATGTTGATATTTGGTCTACAAATACAGAAATGAAATTACAAATAATGGAACAAATTCTTATGTTGTTTAATCCAAGTTTAGAGATACAAACTACAGATAACTATGTAGATTGGAGTAGTTTGACTGTGGTAGAACTAACAAATTTAAATTTTAGTAGTAGAAGTATACCACAAGGCACAGAAACAGAAATAGATATTGCTTCATTAGGCTTTACTACACCAATTTATATTAACTTACCTGCTAAAGTAAAAAAACTAGGAGTCATTACAAATGTTATTATGAGTATTTTTGATGAATCTAGAGGAACAATAAATTTAGGTATGTCGATGCCAGAACTGTCAGCTTACTCGGATACTGAAGATAACCAAGCGAAAACAGATTTACAAACTGGTAGGGTTATAAAAGGTGGTATTGATATTGGAGCTAATAACTATAAAGATTACGATATACTGGTAATGGGCAATACCGCACAAATAGTTGATAGAGGTAGAGTAGGAAGTATAGCATGGGATCAAGTAATTGACCCGCACCCTGGTGTTTACAGAGCAGGACTATCTCAATTACAAATCAAAAGAAAACTTTTAACCGGCGAGACTGGTACAATAAGTATTAATGGTGGTATAACAATTAATGAACTAGATAGAACAAAGTTACAAATAGTATGGGACGAAGATACTATACCTACAAATTCAAGTTTAAACAGTCCAAGTGGTAGAAACAATACAGGTAGTGTAGACTATATTATTGACCCGCAAAAATATAATCCAAATTCAACTACAAAAGTAGCAGGTTTAAGATTGTTACTTCTTGGAAAAATAAATGATAGTGCTAACGTAGGCGGACTTATGACATTTGGCCAGGATCCAAGTGATGGTAGCAGTAAAGATCCATATGATGGTCCAGATGCTTGGAAAAACATAGACGGAAGTGATTTCGTAGCAGGACAAAATGATGTTGTAGAGTGGGACGGGTCTAAGTGGCACATAGTTTTTGACGCTAGTACGGATGATGGTACTACAACCAAATATATTACAAACCTAAATACAGGCGTACAATATAGGTGGACTGGTACAGAATGGATACTCAGCTGGGAAGGTGAGTATCAAAAAGGTACTTGGCGCCTCGCACTTTAAGATAATTATTTACATGAATAGTGAAATCACATGTAGTGGAGCCTTATTCTATGCTTTAAAGACCAAAAGGTTTCTACTACTACATAGAACACAAAGTAAACAAAAAAACGTTTGGGGTTTAGTAGGAGGAACCAATGGAAAGAATGAGTATCCGTGGCCCGCTTTACAAAGAGAAATCACTGAAGAAATTGGACAGATACCAGAAATTTTGAAAACCATACCACTAGAAACATTTGTAAGTAGCGATGAAAAATTTAGTTTCCATACATATTTGTGTGTAACAACAAATGAATTTATTCCTAATCTAAACGAAGAACATGATGGATATAGTTGGGTAAGTTTTGGCAAATGGCCCAAACCGTTACACATGGGTTTACGTAATACACTACAAAACAAAACTAATCAAACTAAACTTAAAACTGTTTTTGACCTTATAGGATATTTAGAGAATGAAAAAAATTAAAAGCATCACTATCGTTGGCGGTGGATCAGCGGCATGGCTAGCCGCAACTTATATACAAAATAATTTTTGGGACATGCCTTTAACGGTAATTGATAAAGAAGTAGGTAATCCAATAGGAGTTGGGGAGGCAACCGTTTTAACATTTCCACACTTTTTAAGGCAATGTGGTATAAATTTACCTCAATGGTTTCAAAATGTAGACGGAACATACAAGGCCGGCATTGACTTTCCAAACTGGGTAGAGCCTGGCAGAAAAATTTATCATCCTTTCTTTCTAAATAGATCGTATTTTGATTTGAAATGTACTCAGTATGATATATGGGCACAAGATCAAAGTATGGATTTTAGAAATAAAAGTATTCCTAGCTATCAGAACACAATGATGAATAAAGTAGATATGTTCAATGCTTTCGAAACTTTAGCATATCATATTGATGCTGGTAAACTTGTAACAGAATTACAGAATATTTGTGCTAATACAGTCAATATAATCAAGAGCGATGTTGTAAAGGTTAATAAAGACCTAGATGGCTATATAACCAGCCTCGAACTTAAAAATGGTGTAACACATACATCAGACTTTTATCTCGACTGTACGGGCTTCTTATCGCTGTTAAAAGACCGAAAAAAGGTCGAGTTACTAGATACGGGCAGACTGTTTACCAATGCCGCAGTAGCAGGCCATGTACCATATGAGGACATGGAAAAAGAACGTGTACCATACGTTAGTTGTCCTGCTGTTGACCACGGTTGGATATGGAAAATACCTACACAATCAAGAATCGGTTCTGGTATGGTATTCAATAGTAATATCACAGATCCAGATGAAGCTAAGAAGTATTTTTGTGAACATTGGAACAATAGAATAAAACCAGAAAATTTAAAATTAATTGATTGGACACCTTACTATAGTGAAAACTTTTGGGAAAAGAATGTTGTATCCATCGGCCTAAGTGGTGGTTTTATTGAACCACTAGAATCAACAGGACTTGCTAGTATGACTTACGGAGTACAGGAACTTGCTTTACACATACCACAGTATGCCTATACTCAAGATTCTTCTCT